ATTTTAGCTGTAAGAGACGAGTTTATTGCGGATCATCAAAAAGAATTGTACGAAGATGTGGTTACATTGTGTAAACAACACCATGAAAGACTGCACTCGTACTTTGGAAAAGCTCCAGTAGTTAGTTCTGCTAAAGGGCAAAGAAAATGGGTAGACGTACATCGTGGCAAACATTCTAGATAGAACATTGGAAGTTATGGGGCTAAGGACTAAACTTAACCCATCGCAGCCGTATATCCAAATGCAAGAAGGTACAAATGTACCGCCTCTTGCTAATCAGTATTGGTCTTACTATGAAAATCTAGGCGTTGTAAATCGTGCTATTAATATGATTGTTGATAGCTGTAGCCAAATTGATGTTCTAGTTGACTATGAAGACATTCCACAGAACTTTCCACCTGTAAAAGGTGTACGTAGAGAAACAGTACATAGGCTATTAAATTATGAACCAAATCCCTTCCAAGACATCTCTTCGTTCCGCAGACTACTCCTCACAGATTTGCTGGTGGAGGGAAATGCTTTTATTTACTATGATGGTGTTCACATTTACCACATGCCAGCACATCTTGTAGAAATTGAACCCGATGAAAAGCTGTATGTAAAAGGTTACAAAGTACACAAGATCGTCTATAGCCCAGAGGAGATGATCCATATTAAACACAACTCTATGCGCGGTATTTACCGGGGTGCGTCGCCTCTAAAAGCTGCTGCAAAAAATATGACGCTTTTGGCACGCATGCTTAGTTTTCAGGATACTTTCTTTGAAAATGGTGCTGTGCCTGGGCTGATTTTGAAGAGTCCAAATGCTCTTTCAGATAAACTAAAAGAGCGTATGATTGAAGGTTGGTTGAGAGCGTATGCGCCTAACAAAGGCGGCAAGCGCCCACTTATCCTTGATGGAGGACTAGAACTAGATAAGATTTCCAATACTAGTTTTAAAGAGCTAGATTTTGAGTCAAGCATTAAAAACCAGGAAAGCGCAGTACTTACTTCTCTAGGTATTCCGCCTGTGCTGCTGATGGGCGGCAACAATGCTAACATTAGACCAAATCAGCGTCTTTACTATATTGAAACGATTATTCCGCTTGTAGATAAATTCTTGAAAGGTTTTGAAAGATACTTTGGGTATAAGCTAAAACCAGACAACGATATTCCAGGTCTACAGCCGGAACTAAAAGAACAGGCCAATTTCTACTCTACACTAGTTAATACTGGCATCATTACTGTTAATGAAGCACGGTCTGCACTAGCGTATGACACAATGCAAGATGAGGATAAACTTCGTGTACCTCAAAATATTGTAGGATCGGCCACTAACCCCAGCGAAGGGGGACGGCCAGAGGGAGACGAAGATGGCGAAGTATAGAGGTGTAGATGTTGATCTTACCCCTACTGACGGGATGAAAAAGGAAGCCGAGCGCGCCCTCGCTTGGCGGAAAGAAGGCAAACCAGGCGGAACCGCTGTTGGCATTGCTAGGGCTCGTCAACTTAAAAACAAGCAGGAACTTTCTGCTAGTACGGTTCGTCGGATGTTTTCTTTCTTCTCTCGTCACGAGGTTGATAAGGAAGCAGAGGGCTTTAGTCCAGGTGAAAAGGGCTACCCTTCCAAAGGTCGAGTTGCATGGGCACTTTGGGGCGGAGATCCAGGTTTTTCCTGGTCTCGTGCTAAAGTTAAACAACTTGATCGGATCGACGAAGAAAAGTCTGTTGAAATCGAAATCGAAATTGATGGCGATGAAGAAGACGAAATGGAAGAGAAGGCTAAGCCTATCTCTGCCGCTGTAAAAGATGGTCTAAAGCGTAAAGCTGATGAGCATAATGATAAGTATGGAGACAATCCAGCTAAGCGAGTAACATATGGGATGCTGTCTAAAGTGTTCCGCCGAGGAGTTGGAGCATACCACACTAACCCTCAATCTGTGCGCCCTAACGTCAGTTCACCTGAACAATGGGCATATGCTAGAGTAAATTCGTTTCTATACGCTGTACGTAACGGTAAATACCGTTCAGGCAAACATGATACGGATTTACTTCCAAAGGGGCATCCTATGAGAGGTCCAAAGGAGGAAGAAAAGATGTATGAAGAACTTATGGGTATTCTTTCTACGGAAGTAGAGAAAATCGAAGAAACTTCTGACTTTGTAAAGATTAAGGGAATGGCATCTACAACAGACGTTGATCGTTCTGGTGATATTATGCAACTTTCTTGCTGGTCTCACGATGGTCTGAAGTCTTATCAAAACAACCCCATTATTCTATTTAATCACAATTACGATAAGCCTATTGGTACGGCCACCAGCATTATGCCAGTGGACAACGGGCTAGAAATCGAAGCTAAGATTAGTAAGGCTGATCCGTACATTGCTAAGCTAATCGACGACGGAATACTCTCCACCTTCTCTGTAGGGTTTAGAGTAAAAAGAGCAGACGTTAACAAGGAAACTGGTGGTCTGTATATCAAAGAAGCAGAACTATATGAAATTTCTGTAGTCTCTGTGCCTGCTAATCAAGCGGCTAAGTTTGAAGTCGTTAAGTGTTTTAGTCCTGTAGAATTTGAGTCCTACAAAAAAGGGCTAACTATGCCTACTATTGGCAATAAGGTGGCAAACACCGCGAAAGGAAAGTTTGAAATGGATGAAAAAGAAATGAAAGATCTTATCGCTAAGCAAACTTCAGCAGCCGTAAAAATGGCCCTAGCTGAAAAAGAAGCTGCCGATAAGAAAGCTGCTGCTGAAGCGGCTCAAAAGCAAGCCGCTGAAGAAGCAGTACGTAACGCTGCTGTTGAAGCAGGCATGTCTGGTGCAGAGCGTCTTCTTGACGAAGTTAAGAAGTCTTTTGACGAAGGCCGTGCAGACACCATGAAAGAAATTGAAGAGCTTAAGAAAGCCCTTCACGACCGTTCTGAAGAGGTTGCTGCTCTTCAGAAGTCTAAGCGTCAGTTCCTTGCTCAAGGTTCTAAGAACTGGAAAGAGGCTCATGAGTCCGATATCCGTGACGCTTATGTCCTAGGTGCTATTACCCAGAAGGGTTTTAACACTCAGTTTGGTAACGAAGTTATCGAAAAAGTTAACGACGATTCTGGTGTTGAAATGCCAGCCGCCGCTAGCACCGTTGTTTTTGAATCTATCGCCTCTACCGCTATTGAGCGCGACATTCAAAACCAGCTAGTACTTGCTCCTCTCTTCCGTGAGATTGCAATGTCTTCTGCTTCCATGATCATGCCGATCATGCCAGACGCAGGCTATGCAGAGTTCACCACCAACGCAGGTGCAACTCAAACTGCTGGCAAAGGTAATATCGAAGCCCGTGGCGACGCCATTGGTGCTAACTCTGGTATTGACCTAACTCAGAAAGTACTTACCACACACAAGCTACTTTCTGTTACCTTCCTAGCCAACGACACTGAAGAGGATGCAATTCTTCCCCTTCTACCGCTTCTAAACGAATCTCTAGTTCGTTCTCATGCCCGTGCTGTTGAGCACGCCATGATTGTTGGCGGAAGTGCCGATGCAACCAACACTGGTGGATTCAATGGCCTAATTAAGCGCGCCGTTGATATCGAGGCTCAGGCCATTACTGGTGTTAGCGGAACCGAGCGGAGCACGACTGCTTTTGCAACCGACGCTCTTACCACGGACAACCTACTCCAGCTTCGTAAGAACCTCGGCAAGTATGGTGTACGTCCTCAGGAAGTTGTATACCTCGTTAGCCAGCGTGCTTACTTCGAGCTTCTCGAAGACGCAGAATTTGCTGATGCTAACCTAGTTACGCCAACCATTGCTACCAAGCTAGTTGGTGAAATTGGTTCCGTATACGGCTCTCGCGTTATGCTCGTAGACGAGTTTGCAGTTCCTGCTGTTGACAAGTTCTACGCTGCTGCAATTCACCCACGGAGCTTTGTTGTTCCGCGTCTACGTGGTGCTACGCTGGAATCCCAGTATGTACCTCGTCTGCAGCATCGCGAGCTTATCGCAACTCAGCGTCTTGGCTTTGACCAGATTATTCCTGTTAGCGCCGCTAACCCGAATACTCCGATCTCTGCACGTCAGTACGCTGCTGCTTAATTTACCTGGTGGGTGCCCTTCGGGGCACCCCCTACCCCTTAAAGGATAGACATGGCTGATTTAGTTACAATTAACGCATATAAAGCATTTCGTGGTATCACCGGAACCACCGATGACACTAGACTTAATGTTATTGTTCCGTCTGTGTCTAACCTAGTCAAAAACTATTGTAGCCGTAGTTTTATTGACTATTATGCTTCTGACAAGGTGCAAACCTTTAGCATCAAATGGCCTCAAAATGTAGTGTTTCTTAGCGAGATTCCTCTTGTATCTATTACTAGTGTCAAAGAGTTTGAGTCCGAAACAGAAGGAGCAGCCTACATAACACTTACATCAGATCAATATCGGTATGATTCAAACTTAGACGCAGTTTATCGTATCGACTCAGGATATCGTAAAGATTTTCCACAAGGCATTAATAGTGTAGAAGTAACCTATAAGGGCGGCTACAGCTCTCTTCCAGAAGATTTGAAGCTGGCCGTTATTGACCTTATTACTTACTACCTAAAAGAAGAACATAAACCAGAGAAAAATCATACTAGCTTTACTATTCGTAACGTAAATGCCGAACCTGATTTTCCAGATCACATCAAGCGTGTGCTAGACCTTTATAGAGATGGCTAAAAATCCACCACCTATTACAATCCAGCAAAAAGAAGCAGCAAATTTAGCTGTAGCTTTAGCTCTTGGGCAGAAAGACCCTAACTATGTCAGGCAGCGGCCTAACACAATGTTAACTCCTATAATAGAGCAGTGGAAAAATCAGTACAAAAGAACAACTCCAAATCTAGTTCCTACCATTGATGGTAAGGTAGTAAGTATTACAGAATATGAAAATTTCATACGAGATAATTTACACGACCTACACCAAATCTATACTAGAGTAGTTTTACAAGAGCGGTCAGGTCCAGGTT